TTAACATAATATACATAATGCGCACTGAGCTATAGCTTCTACAGGGCGCCCAATCCACAACATCAAACCACCGCAAGCCATTGATAATCCATGTAAACCACGCCCGTTAAACTTTTTTGCAATGCTTTCCCACATCGCTTTGATGTTGGGATTATCGTTGCGATCAGCGTGACAACCTAACAATGCCATCTCTGGGTCTAATCCTGCACCTTCTGCAAGGAAAATTGCTTCTTCATCAGACACATAGCGAACACCTTTTCTAATTTTACTTAGTTTCTGTGGTGATAGATTCAAGTCATGCGCTATTTGTTTATCTTGTAGGTAGTTTTGAGCCTCTTTATAGGCATCTAACAGTTCATTCGCGTACATATCAAAACCTCCGTTTGTCATTATCTTAGCTGTTTAATCCCGATTTTGCGCTATTTACAATCCCCATTAATGGCAACTAGAATCCCCATAAATCGGTATTCACTCTTAAGGGGTTCAGATGAACGTTCGTATTCTTCTTGTATCAGGTGCTTGTCCTCGCTACTTCGGGGGCTTTGGGATTTCTCAATCTGGTAAACCTTTTGTGATTGCCACGCCTCAAGCATTTAACGCAAAGCATTACAGTGTCACAAATGCTAATTCTGTTCTTGATTCGCTGCTACTTTCTTGGCCGTTGGCTCAACTGTCTTACGCGACAGGTGCTTAATATGACGTTTGCCTCTAAACCTCAACGTAAGAACCCTGTTTACTTCGAGCATCATTCTGATGGTTACTGGTGTTCAATCGACGGGATGCCTGAATACTTCAAGACTAAGCACGAAATGTATCTTTACGCTTGTGAAGATGAACGAGAGCTTATCGAAATCACTCACGAAAACGAGTCGCAACTGCGTTCCAGTGGTGCCTTTGAGCGAGTATTCCATGATGAATAAAACCATTATCGATTACGTGAGCTTTTCGGGTTCGCCTTTGCTGCTTGAACGCTGCAAAGAAATGGCCAAACAACGCTTTGCTATCGAGCAAATCAATGAGTTTGAATCTCAGAACGTGGTCGCTGTTCAACATCGTGAACAAACTAAAATCGCTCACTTTGCTGAGAACCTGGCGCAACTGCTTGGCTGTGTTGAGTCTGAAAACTTCGCTAACCGTGATCTTTACTTTGCAGCCCTGGATAAAGCCTTAATTGAATCTGATGTGACGATTGATACAGACGTATCGTTTAACGAGTCTTACCAACGCTTAATCAGCAATATCGGTATCGATATGCTCGATACGCTTTGTCACGGCGAAATTGAGTCGTTTCTTGAGGTTCTGGCCGATGAGATCAGTTATGAGCAAAACGAATGGACGTTAGAACGTCGAGGTGGTTTTTCTGGATACAAATATTCAGCAAAACTACTTTGCAATGGTACTCAGGCTGGCCTGGTTGCCTGGGGCGCGGCCAACTTCGGTTACTACGTATCGTTTTCAGGTAAAGGCTGTGAAGCTATCAATATGGAAGCGTTACACAAGGCATTAACTCAGATGGTTGGTGCTAAGTTAACTCGCGTCGATATTGCGCTCGATGACTTCCAGGGCAATGTCAGTATTAACGACATCAAAGATAAATACATTGATGGCCAGTTCATTACTCGTGGTACGCCTCCCAAGGCTGGCGAGTTCATTGGATACAAAGGCATGAGCCCTGCTGACCGTAAGAAATGCGGCATGGTGCCGGACGCTGGCCATACGTTTTATGTCGGAGCTCGTGAGAATGGAAAAGTGTTTCGTGCCTACGATAAGGCCGCACAAACCAAGTGTGAAGAGTACCCAAACTGGAATCGTTTCGAGGTGCAAATCGGAAACCGTTTTCGCGTCATTCCTCTCGATGTCCTGGTCAACTCAGACTGCTATTTTGCAGGTGCTTACCCTGCCCTTGCCTCTCTGATTGACGATGTTCAGCCAATCCCTATTTCTACTACTCGTGTGCTGTTTAACACGACGTTAGAGAATGCCGTTAAACACGCTCGCGTCCAGTACGGCAAGCTTATCAACCTTATGCGCCAGGTCTACGACAAGGACGCCAAGATACTCGACGTGCTGACCAAAGAGTTAGGCGTTATGGACATTCCTGACCGGATTAACTTTCCAGTCGGTCGGGGCTTACATTATGAAAAAACTGGAGACTATCAACTATGCCACTCACTGTAATTGTTATCGGCTGCGAACACTCGCAAGGCCTGTCTAAGAAAGATGATCGCCCTTATAACTTTGCCCAGGTTAACTACCTGGCCACAAATGAAGGTTGGAAATCTGAAAAAGGCGAATGTCAGGCTGTTGGCCTGGACAAGAAACAAATCGCCATGAATCCCAATCCATCATTAGTCATGGCATTCAAAGAGCTTGAAAGCCAATTTCCTATGATGTGTGAGCTGCATTTGGATGCTGACCCGCAGAACCCTGCGCGAAACGTCGTCGTCGATATTAAGCCCGTCAAAGGTTAATTCATGTCTGTTTGCGTTGCCATTGTTCACGGACTCATTACTCAAGTGACAGATTCATCCTGTGACTATGTGGTGTTGTCTAAGGACGAGGTAGCTCAATTGGTTGAAGGTCAATTCGACCTTTCACTTATCCAGTTCGACCAGGCGCTTTATGAAATGTTGCTTGGTCAGTTTCTGGTGACCTTTATTGTTGGCCATGCACTTGGCCGCGTCATTAAGTATCTAGGTAAAAAATAAGGAAAAATCTATGCGTATTATTCAAATGGTAAAAAACACTGCGACTAACACTTACGTTCAGGCAGGTGTTGCACTCACAGTTTCTGGTTCAGCTATGGCAGATAACACCACTGAAATCACTTCTGCAATTGATGCAGGTAAAGCGCTAGTAAGCACCACGACGTCGGGCGTTATTGCGCTGGCTGCTCTTGGCTTTGGTCTGGGCATGGTGGTTAGCTGGTTGTCTCGTCGCTAATGCTGGTTTCCGTTGGTTTAGCGTCCGTCATGGCTTTGTGCTTCTGCTATGGAGTCTACACGGGCGTTATATCTGGCTAATTGAGGGGGACTTAGGTCCCTTTTTTTTATGAAAAAGTATCTGTTTTTATTGAGCATTCTTATATCTCACTCTGTCCTGTCTGCTAATTTATTTGAAATAACGAGATGGGCGGATAGTCGTTGGACAATTGATTGTGTAAACATCGGTGACACTATCTCATTGCCTGCGGTGAATGGGTGTAAAATGATGTCTGTGAGCAGTGGCTCGGCTTATGGAACGGTCACGAGTGGTATCGAGTATCCTGCTGGCTATATTTCAGTCTATACGGATGCTAATAGCACTCTTTGGAAAGTGATACGAAAAAGTAATCGAGATAGCTGTCCTGATGGTCAGAACCTCAATTCTGAAGGTAAGTGTGACGCTTCTACGCCTGATGACTTCGAACCTCCAACGGACGTGACTGGTTGCGACTTCGGTTATAACCCTGACGGCTCTTGCCGTACTTCTTGTGAATATCTCAATTCTCAATCCGCTACACGTCGATTAACCTGGAATGCCTATATTTATGGTGATGACGTAACGGGTGCTTGCTTTGGTAGTCATGACGCGACGAGATGCACACTTAACTTGTCAGGCTCTACGGCCTGTGTGGATGTTGGTGACAATGCTGAGATAACACCGAACACTACGTGCTCTGCGGATTTTGCTTATAGTGGCGCGAGTTGTACTGATTCCCCTTTTTACGGTGGGACGCCTCCAGAAACACCGACCGACCCTGATAACCCGGATGACTCTTCAAACACTGGCGATGACGTGACGGATTATATTCATGTTAAAACGCTCTCGGTCGATGGGTTTGAAAGCCTGGCGTCACAACTGAGTCATGGCCATAACCAAATCAACAAACAATTGTCTAAAAACAGCTCTGCCAGGTTCAACGAGCATAACCTGGCAATGGCACAAGATAAAACTCATTACGAAAAAATAGAGCCATTATTTGCCAGTATGGATAGCCATCTTTCTAACATTCGTGCGAAGCCTGATTCACCTTGGACTCAAGAGACGTTAGACCAATTAATTGAAGGGATAAACATCCTCAAGGACTGCGCTCAAGGCTCTGAGAACTGCAATGATTCATCTGACAATGGTGAAGAACCGTCTGACAATGATGAGAATTGGTCATCACTGCTAACGGATGTTTCTTACCTGGCTAACAAGTTGCCTGGTATAGAGAGAGCGATTAGCAATCAGACCTCCTCGCAAAATAATCATTTGTCTCGCCTGTTAGATCACTACCTTAATACTGGCGATTCGTTTTCCGCACCAGGTGCGCCTGACTTTGAAACACCTTTCAAAGACGGGGTTTCCGCTCTTGAGGCTGAAATTGTTGAGCTTAACCAGGAGCTTGAAACTAAATTAAGTCAGTCCCCTATCAAGCTGGGTGCAATGAACTTCCAGGGCGGCGGTTATAAAGGTATTAACCTCTCGTTAGATGTTCACGGTCGGCCTATGTCGGTGGGCTTTAATCTTCTCGATACTATCAATCCTCATCTTGATCTTATTCGAGGGGTGATCATCTTTATCGCGCTCCTGGCAGGTGCGGTGATTATCTTAAGTTCTGGTCGCAGTTCATAGGAGGAAAAATGGATTATATCTCTTCAATACTCGAATTTATTGCAGGCGTAGGAAGTGACTTTAAACACTTCCTTTTCGGTATTCCTGGCTTCTTTATGGATATGTTCGCTTATGCCTGGTTCTGGGCGATTAAACTCTGGCTAGAGTTCAAAATATCAGGCGTTGAACTTGCCTATAAAGTGACGACAATGCTTCTCCAGGACTATGAAGTTTATACGGTGCTTAATGGTGCGTTTAATCAGTTATCCCCTGAGTATCGCGCTATCTGTCATGCAATCGGCATTGTAGAGGCGATACGAATCGTGATTGATGCGTTTGCTACTGCTCTAGTGCTTCGCATTATGGGGTGGTAATCATGGCGGTATATTTTAGACACGGCTCAAATGGCGCGTATAAATCGGCTTATGCCGTGTGGTTCGAAATCCTTCCAGCACTTCGGGCTGGTCGTGTTGTTGTTACCAACATCGAAGGTTTAAAGAAACTGGAGACTATCGAGCAGCTGCTTGGTGAAAAGTTTCCTGTGAGTGCCCGGCTAATTCGTATTTTTAGCCGCAAGATGCAAGGTATTGAACTCTGGCAAAACTGGTTTAACTGGATGCCGGTTAACTCCCTGGTCGTGATTGATGAATGCCAGGATATCTTTGCGCCAGAGGTTGGTTTTAAGCGTGAGAAGGCTTTAAAACGTCCTCTAGAGGATTTCATCGAGCATCTTCCTCCTGGCTTTTCCGAGTTGTTTTATGAGCGTTGGACAATGGCCGATACCTCAAGCCTGGAAGAAGGTGATACGGATGATGTCGGTGAGACTCAGTTAGACGAAAAAGGCCGCTTGTTGTATCCAGATAACTACTACGGTGCGTTCATGCGTCATCGTAAGTATCAGTGGGATATTGTCCTTCTAACGCCCGACTACACTTCCATTCCTAAGTGGATGCTGGGTTGTGCTACGGATGCGTTCTCGCACACGTCGACAGATACCTTTTTCCGCAAGCGTCGACCTCGGATTTATAACCACCGCCCTAAATCAACAAAGACGGCTCCAAGCACGAAAACGGATTTAGCGGCCTGTAGTAACAAGAAAATCCCTATCGATGTTTTTGCCTTGTACATGTCAACGGGGACAGGCGGTTTTAACGAATCAAAAGCAGATGTGACGATTTTGAAGTCACCTAAATTTATCCTGGTAATCCTGGTCGGCCTCTTGGCCTTGGGGAATTTCGTGAGGGAATCTTATGCGCTCTATGTTGGCAATAGTGACGATACTGTTCAAACGCCTGGCCAGGAAGTTAACACCGATTTATCGAGTGTTCCGAATGGCCCTGGCTTGGCTTTGGATGAAAACAAAAACGCCTCGCAAGGTTCTGGTCGCGTGGCTCCTGGCCGTGGTAGCAGTCAAGATAGTGTTGAAGTTGTTTCTGATGCTGTAAACCCGTTTTATCGGCATTTTCCGATATTCAACGGAGCCAGGTCGGTGTACTTAACGAGTGTGGTCAAACAGCGTATGGATGATGGCCTTACGTTAACTAACTACCGCTTTCGCATTGATAAGGATGAAGGCGAGTATTACATCAACTCGCCTATCCTGGCGAGTCATGGCTACGAGTTTACTTATATGGATGATTGCTTTATCCAGGTCAAACTGGATAACTCGATAACAATGCTGACATGTCCACCACTTGGTGAGCCTAAGGAGACAAACGATATAGGATCATTTGATAGAAGTCAGAAACTACAGGAAGTGGATATTTTCAACTTAGCTAAAAACAGTGACCAGGCTTAACTGCCCCGCAGGGATAAGCTCACTCGATAAGGTTCGGGGGTTGACTGATTCAACTGAGCGATAACAAGCGCAGCGCAGCTCCCGTTACTGAAACCACAAAAACACCTCATCACTGCCAGGATCAAGCCTCGCAGAGACTAACCGCACCAGTGGCGCCTCATGCCACTGCAACCCAAAAAGCACCACACGCTATGCGCAGTCGCGAAGACTGAGCAGCGAGCATAGCAGTGTGGGCGTTCCCTATTGCCTACAGAAAATCAATCGAGTGTCGAGATTGATTACCCTTCCCTACGCTCTTCAAATGTAGTCCGGCAATGTTTGAATGTGCGCTGCGCCATCCCCGTATAGTAATACGGGGTGAAAGTCTTAGGACTCTGACTCCAGTATGCAGCCTAGCAAGTCGCACATAACAATATACAAAGCTACAGATGTTATAGCGATGAGTGTGTTTGGTAAATAATACCCCACTATGAGCGAGTTATAGATGCCTAGGAAATTGCTAATAACGCCCACGTTAATTAGCCACGAATACGAAATGATACTTCCCAAAACTGCGGCTAATGTCCAAAAGATTATTTTTGCAGCTCTTACAGAAATAGCATGTTTATAAGCTAAGAAAAAAACTAACAATGGAGCTAACAGAAGTAAAATTTCAAAATATTTCATGCTAAACCTTTGATATTAGCGTTTACTAATTGATTTTAGTATAGAATTTTATCTAATGTTACTTATAGCTCTTGCAAGTTTCACTAGTTTTGTTGATGTTTTAATTTCGAGTTCCGAATTGATCTCTAGAAGTCCTATTCCAGCAAGTATTTGTTGTGGCGTTACTAACTGCCCTGTCGGTAATTCCAATTTGTTCATATGCATTCGAAACCCTTGCCACTCCTGTTCGTGTGAGAGCTCCAAACGAGTGTGATTTCTCATTAACCTTTTGCATTCCTTAGGAATCTCTTTACCTTTATCCCACTCTTTGACTGTTCTCACACTTTTAAAACAAAGTTTAGAGGTTTCCTCTACGGATAAACCGCACTCAAACTCACGAAAAAAGTAATTTTTGGTCATTTCGTGATACTTCATGATTTACTCTCGCTAAAGTGCAAGAGTTTATTAATTCATAAATTAATGTAATACCAGTTTCATTGAGCATGAGTGCGCATAATGCGTGATGTGGCACTTTAGAAGACTAGATAGTGATTACTGAGCGTCAATTTTCAGTACTTTGTAGATATACAGATATATCGCTAAGACTATTAGGCTGTCTATCAAGAGCCTAACTTTGTCACTAATGTAACCAAGATCTTTTTGCTCGCTTGGTTCCAAACAGCAGTGAAGTGCATCTAGCCATAAGTAACCAAGTAAAACCACAGTAAAGAAGGTCGCAATTTGGAGAACCCTTTTAAGAGCTGATAATGATAGTACTTCAAAGACAACTAACGCAAACACAACTAGGGGTACGATGTATATCAATGACGTAATGGTTGTAGGTTCACCCATCTACGCTCCTCCGATTCAATAGAACCTGTAGAACATCGTACATCGCGATATATATCGCAATAGCAACGAAAGAAATTAGACTGTTTGTAAAAGAGTACCCAATGAAAATCGAGTCACTGAAGAATGAGTTGCTATCTAAAAAACCTATGTTAACCATCCAAGAGTACAGAATAATGGCAGTCAACATCCCTGAGCATAAGCGGAATGCCCCTCTTATCAAGTAAGGCTTTGCTGAGGGCTTACTAGCAATCAAGTAAATGATAACTGGAGCAATCAGTAGCAAAAGCTCGAAATACGCCATGTTACGTCATCCTTGTTAATGGGTTTACTTAATCATTATAGTATAAGGGTTACCTAATGTTAGTTTTGGCTCTAGTTAGTTGTAGATTTGCTAAAGATCTGGCGGTACGAATAACGTGCGAAAGAACTTCCAAATCAGGGGGACTACCAATTTCCAGTAACGCACTAGCAAGAAGCATTTGTGCTGGAGTCATTCGTATTCCGTTTGGCAAAACAAGGGTGTCCTTTTGTATGTAGAAATTTTTCCATTCTTCACTAATGGATAGTTCACGGAAGGAATACAGCTTCATAAGCCGCTTAGATTCATTAGGAATGCGCTGCCCCCTATCCCAACGTTTGACCGTGTTCACAGTTTTGAAGCAAAGTTTTGCGGTTTCTTCAACTGATAAACCACAGACTAATTGTCGAAAGATCTGATTTTCAGTCATCATGCTTGCCCCTTTGAGGCAAAGCTCGTTTTTAAACAACCTATTTCTACTGATAAACCTATTAAAAACAATGCGTTATTTAACGTAAGGTGCCATAATGCGTAATGTGGCATTTTAGAAGACTAGATAGTGATTACTGAGCGTCAATTTTCAGTACTTTGTAGATATACAGATATATCGCTAAGACTATTAGGCTGTCTATCAAGAGCCTAACTTTGTCACTAATGTAACCAAGTTCTTTTTGCTCGCTAGGTTCCAAACAGCAGTGAAGTGTATCTAGCCATAAGTAACCAAGTAAAACCACAGTAAAGAAGGTCGCAATTTGGAGAACCCTCTTAATAGCTGATAATGATAGTAACTCAAAGACAACTAACGCAAACACAACTAGGGGTACGATGTATAGCAATGACGCAATGGTTGTAAGTTCACCCATCTGCGTTCCTCCGATTCAATCGAAGATTTAGAACATCGTACATTGCGATATATATGGCAATAGCAACGAAAGAAATTAGACTGTTTGTAAACGAGTACCCAATGAAAATCGAGTCACTAAAGAATGAGTTGCTATCTATAAAACCTATGTTAACCATCCAAGAGTACAGAATGATGGCAGTCAATATCCCTGAGCAAAAGCGGAATGCCCTCTTTATCAAGTAAGGCTTTGCTGAGGGATTACTTGCAATCAAGTAAATGATAACTGGAGCAATAAGTAGCAAAAGTTCGAAATACACCATGTTACGTCATCCACGTCAATGGGTTTACTTGATCATTATAGTATAAGGTTACCTAATATTAGATTTTGCTCTAGTTAGTTGTAGATTTGCTAAAGATCTGGCGGTACGAATAATGTGCGAAAGAACTTCCAAATCAGGGGGACTACCAATTTCCAGCAACGCACTAGCAAGAAGCATTTGTGCTGGAGTCATGCGTATACCGTTTGGCAAAACAAGGGTGTCCCTTTGTATGTAGAAATTTTTCCATTCTTCACTAATGGATAGTTCACGGAAGGAATACAGCTTCATAAGCCGCTTAGATTCATTAGGAATGCGCTGCCCCCTATCCCAACGTTTGACCGTGTTCACAGTTTTGAAGCAAAGTTTTGCGGTTTCTTCAACTGATAAACCACAGACTAATTGTCGAAATATCTGATTTTCACTCATCATGCTTGACCCTTAAAGGAAAAGCTCGTTTTCAAACAACTTGCTTCTACTGATAAGCCTATTAAAAACAATGTGTTATTTAACGTAAGGTGCCATAATACGCACTGAGCTTGTTGGAGCAATTTAGTAATGTCCGGTTTTAGCCACTTTAAAATGTCCTCCTAAGATTATCAATATTGTTTGCTTTTGAGGCTTTAACCGATGTTGATTACGATGAGTGAAAAAGATATTTATCGATTTAAGGTTTTGTCTTTTGTTGAGTTTTCATCAGCTCGTCCATCGTCAGTTCATGGACATCAAACAAGCCGCGGCGTTTTTCCACGTCCAACCATACACAGTTTCGCGCTGGCTCAAGGGTTATTCTTCGATTAA